CATTAACATCATTACTTTGATCATCTTTTTCTCCATATCCTAAAACATTAGTTTCATACATTTTCTTTAACTTTTCAATAGGTTCTACTAAAGTAACAACCCAATCTACAGAAACTGGAATTCTAGTATCTTTTGATAAAGGATTCCAAGGAAACATATTAATTTCAAAAGCTTTGTTTCCATTTTCTCCAACTATATTATCTTGATTAATTAATTTTACAACGCATGGTTTATTAAAAAAGTATCCAATAACTTTTTGTTCCTCTTCCTGTCCAATAACCATCTCTTGCATATCTGCAATTATATCTTCTCCAGATTTTAAAATCGCTAATTTGATTGTCATTTTTTCTCCATACCTCTTAGTATTCTAGCAACAAAAAAAGGAGGAGTCAAGTTTCTCCTCGTTTTTTTGCTTCTCTCAATTTTGCCTTCTCACTCATTTTTCTTTTCGTCTCTTCACTCATTTGTTTTTTTGCGTCACTCATTCTTCTTTTTGTCTCTTCACTTAATTTTTTACCCCTATGAGATTTACTTATTTTATTTTTTGTATCTTCTGTTAATTTTCTTCCGGTCCACAATTTTGATAATTTTTGTTTTACTTCTTCTTTACAAGGGCGACCTTTTGAGGATTCTCCAATTTTTTTCTTTGTTTTTTCACTGTGTCTTCTCAATCTCATCATAGATTTAGTTTCTTCCGAGTGCTGTATAAATCCAGAGGGTTGACATCCACCACTATGCATATTTTCCAATATACCAGTTCCTTGACTTTTTCTACCAAGAATTTCGATTAAATAAATTTCGTGCTTAAATGCATCTTCCTCCGTAAGATTGTTCTTCAAAATTACTATTCTTTCATTTGGTGGCATCAAAACAGAGTGATTTTTGTCCCAAGCTCTTTTGCCTTTTCCTTTACCAATATAATAAGGAATATTATTTTCATCAAAATAAGCATATGTATAGTATCCCATTTAATCACTCTTACTCTTTATTGGTATTTATAAAAAAGGAGGAGTCAACCTGGTTTTGCCAGGTGCTCCTCGCGCCGACGATAGTTCAATTATTATTTATTCTCCTCCGTCTCCTCCACCACCATCACCAGAATCTCCATTTCCTCCAGCACTTGAGCGACTTCTCACAGGAACTGCTTTTCCTTTTGGAATTTGTTTTTGTTTTCCTTGGGAATATACAGTGTGTGGAACTGCTCCTTTATATGCGATTGATTTGAACTCATCAAACGATTTCATATGTTTTTTTCTTTTGATGTTCTGGAATAACTCTATTTAGTTTAATGGTGAGTAATCCATCAACAAAAGAAACATCGCCAACAACTACATCATCAGATAATGTCCAAGTACGAGTAAATGCTCTCTTTGCAAGTCCGTGATGAACATATTCATCAACAGAGTCATCTACTTTCTTTGCTTCTACAAAAAGTTTATTCCATTCAGAAGATACTTCAATATCTTCTCTCTTATAACCAGCAAGTGCGATTTCTAGTCTAAAGTTTGTGCTGCTCTCTTTAACTAGATTGTATGGAGGATAGTTTGCTGAAGATTCGTGCAGTGTTCCAAAACGATGTAACCATTCATCTCCACCAATAAAATGCTTTTCTACATCATTTAGAAATTTTTCAATATTTCCAGTATTATACTTTGCAAGTGTTGTGTACATTTTAGTTCCCCTTTTAAAGCGAGTGTTTGTTTAACATTACGGATCCTAAGACTCCGCTTTAGCGAATGAGGGAGTTTAGATCCTCACCTCATCATTAATAATTATACCAGATACGAAAAAAAGAGGAACGGTAAAAACCGAACCTCTTTTTAGGGTGTTCCGACTTTCGTAGAGACCGCACGAAGGTCTCATACTTATTTATTCGGTTTCTACTCCCTTTCCCTTCTTACCAATATTATACTTCTGCTCAAGAATCCAATCACCTTTGTCCTTATAAGAAAGAACTTTGATTTGATTCAAAGGAGCAATGTCAGTTACAGAATCTGGTTTTACTACAGTAATGAGTCCCCAATCAGCAAGCAAACGAACAATGCGATTGCGACGTTGAACATCATTCACAGTAAGATTAGCATGTTTACCATCAAGAGCAAACAACTCTTTAAAGTGTACAATAAAGTATCTACCTTGCTTATGAAGAATGTGGCAAGATTGATAGAGTTTTTTCTCCTTTCTAGAAGCAACTCCAATTCGTGTTAATGTTTCTCTAACTTTGAGAAAATCATCAGGTTCGTTTAGAATTACTTCAATCATTTGGTCCTGTGACCAATTTACTTGAGGTTCAATTGTTTGAGTAGTCATTTTGTTCCGCCAGTTTCAAGTCGTTGTTTAATAAAGTTGATTTGCTCTTTTGACAAAATTTTCAGTGCTTGGGATGCTTTTTCATTACTATAACCATAATAACGTTTGACACATTCTAAGTCTTGAACTTTATCTTTATGGAGCCAGGGAGAAAATCTCTTCCTTTTTCTTATAGTATTTAGAAAAAAACAATATTGCATATCTTTATCCAAATGAGAATTCAAATTCATCTCATTTGCGAACAAAATACAATCAATATTCCCCGATAAGCAACGATTAATAATAAATGGTGCGTATTCCTTCACTAAAGAAGGATCTTCATTCATCAGATTCTGTTTCGTTTGATTGATTGAATTTAACCAGTCCTTTAATTCCATAATTAAATAGCAACAGTTCTTTACGTTGTTTTTGCTCTCTCATATATTCACCAACAGAACGCATCGTATAAGTGAGATCAAACTCAGCAGCGTTCCAGTTCTTAAAGCGATCTTTAACCAGTTGGTCAGAATTATAACTCACCAACATATCCATATCGTTATTATCGCAATCAGCAGCAAACTTATCGTGATCGAATCCTTTATGCATCGATCCTTTGTTCCCATAGAGATTATCCTTAATGTCATAAGGAGGATCGAGGTACATAAAAGCACTACGTTCTCCATCCATCAAATAATCATAGGAGTAATTAGTTATACGCCACTTCTCAATCAACTTAGAATACTCAGGAAGTTTCTCAATTCCACGAACACTAAAGTTTGAGTTGGATGCCTGAGGAGAGAAAGAAGAACTTGCAGTCAAACCGCTGAAAGAACACTTATTCACAATATAGAACCTTACAGCACGCTCAAAATTACCAGTTACGGGATCCTCTAGGATGTCTTTCGAAATATTAAACAGACCTCGTGCTGATTCAGGATCTGGACAAGTACTTTTAAAATGAAGAAGATGATCCTTGAGTTCAGGACCAAACATCTGGAGTTGTTGCCAAAAGTTTACTAGAGGTTCGTAGAGATCATTTACCCAAATCTTAAGAAAGGGATATTTCTTTGTAATATGAATTGCAACAGAACCACCACCCAAGAATGGTTCGCGGAACTCATCATAGTTGCGAAGATCTGGAAAATATGGATCCATTTTGGCGACTGCTCTACTTTTGCCGCCCGGATACCTTAAACAAGTTTTAAGAGATTTTTGAGAAGTCATTTAAACTCACACTCACACATGATTTCAGTTAATGCTGCTAGGAGGTTAATTTCTTGATCAGCCACGAACGCACATTGGTATTGATACTTAGCAATAACAAGAACGGCAGCAGGAATAGATTGGGGTGAAAGGCAATCATAACAGGCGTCATACACCCTACGAAGTAGACTGCTAGCATCGTTGTCCAGGTTGGAGACCACCCACTTTCTGACTTCAGGAAAGTTTTTATCTTTGAGGTTCTTGATGAGTTCATTTACACTAACATCAGAAAAAGAAGCGAGAATTCCAGAATCAATTTTACCACCTGTAGAATATCTTTGAAGAGTATTGAGGAGTTGCCTTGTATCTGGAAAATAGTTTTTGATAAGTTCTGCTACAACTTTTTTATCATACTCAATATTTTCCTCGTCAAGAATGTGAGACATTCTATTAAAAATAGATACCATCAACTCAGGTTTTTCATTCTTTGGAATAGGAGTATATTTAAGAACAACACACCTTGATTGGATTGGTTCAATAATTTTATTAAGATTATTGCAAGTAAAAATGAAGCATACATTATTGTGAAGTTGTTCAATCACTCCACGAAGGCAAAGCATTACATCATTAGTTGTTCCATCAAACTCATCAAAGAACACTACTTTTTTCTTATCATTAAACATAGAAACAGTAGTTCCAAAGTTAATGACTTGATTGCGGATAGTATCCAAATACCTACCCTCAGAAGAACCATTCAAAAACAAAACATCTTGTTTTGTAATCTTACAGAGAGTTTTAATAGTTTGAGTTTTACCACAACCCTGAGAACCTTGTAAGATAAGATTTTGATTTAGTTGACCTTCACTTACCACATTAGTAAAAAACTCTTTTACACTTTTAGTAAGAATCAAATCATCAACAGATTCTGGTGCCCATTTTTCCACCCACAAGAATGGTTTAGTATCAGTAATTTCCATATCAAAAAATAAAAATCAAATGTAATAGTAATTTGGAAATGATTTACTTCTCATTCTCCAACTTGCAGTATCCCTATGGATACCAAGTATTTTAGCACATTCTTTCACAGATTCATAAACTACCCCATCAACATAACACTTTTTTCCCATAGATTTTGAAAGATTATTTCTATGCTCCTCAGTAAAAGGAATACCTTTTCTTGGATGTGAATTTTTAGACCAGTATTCTCTCTGCGACTTACGCATTTTATCAATAGAATCTTTGGTATGTTTTGTCCCCCATAAAGAATTTAAAGAAGGGGTTAACCATTCACAATATTCTTGTTCTACTTTTTTGAGGTCTTCGTCTTCGTGTATCCACTTTACGACTTCAATAGTAAAATTATGATACCCATACTTTAAAAAATTTTCATAAAGTTTAGGACAATCCATTTTATTACTATTACACATAGTTATATGTTTAGCAAACCTAAGCATATAATTCTTTTCAGTAGAACCTATGTAATTTTCTCCTGTTATTTTGTTTCTTATTTGATAAACGCAACTCATTTACTAAACCTCGTAGTATAATACTATTTAGTAAATGAATTATTTACACATACTCAATACCAGTCACTCCACATAATGATACACAGGTTCTTTATATTTCCTAATTAGTCGTATTGCTTCCTGTGCTTCTTGAAGTGTTTGAATGGGAACATTTGAGTAGAGATGATATTCTTTTTGAATGATATTATATTTTTGAATTATAAAATAAGGTTTCATAGTATCCAAATTAAGTTTCTCTACAATTCGGTAATCATAAACTCTCATAATTTAGACCC